ATATCTTACAGCTTGTTCAAGGTGGAGGGCTGCTTTTGAATACTGCACATCACTTACAGCAATTTATAGATCATGGTTTCCTACTAATTACGCAGCAGCCTCAGATAGTTGGTTTTCCTATACTTTCGCCGGGTGTTCAGGAATCACATCCATTCCATCAGATTTATTTTATGGTGTACCTGATTTTGGTGGTTCGTCAGATTATTTTGCAGCCACATTTAGAAATTGCAGTGGGCTTACATCAATTCCATCTACTTTATTTTCATTTGGTGGAGCTTCCATTGGCAATTGCAATCAGTGTTTCTACCAAACATTTTATAATTGTGATGCAATTACTTCAGTTCCATCCGGTTTATTCCCTAGGACTAATGGGTATAATAGTTTCTATCAAACATTTTGTGATTGTGATGGTTTAGTTTCAATACCAGCAAATTTATTTGCAAATCAACAATTTCTACGTAATTATGACTTTTACCAAACATTTTATCATTGTAATTCACTTGCTTCTGTTCCTGTACTGTTTGGCACAATAATAGCTGAAGAAACACCATCATCTTGTTTTAGGGATATGTTTGCCATTTGTGGTTTATTGACGACGATAGCTGATGGTGCATTTGGAACAATTACAGGGGCTACAACCTTCACATTTTACCAAACATTTAATCTATGTACAAATCTTACATCTTTAGGGACTGCTTTTTCAGGTGTTTCGGGTGTTGGGGATAATGGATTTCAGAATTGCTTTGCTAATTGCTCAAGTCTTACATCCGTTCCAACTGACTTGTTCAAATATACTACTTCAGTTGGAGCAGCTGGATTTTATGGGGTGTTTACAAACTGTTCAAATTTAGCAACACTAAATCCAATCTTTACAGGGGCAAGTTACCCTAACTTGACATATAATGCTTTTTATAATGCGTTTAAGTCAACTTCGGTAACAAGCATACCATCAGGTTTCTTTGATGCTTGTACTGCTGTTACAGATTATGGCTTTTACGGAACTTTTGAAAATTGTTTCTACCTTACATCCGTTCCAACTGACTTGTTCAAATATAATACTTTAGTTGGTGATTATGGATTTTATCAAACATTTAAAAATTGCACAAGCTTAACAACACTAAATTCAATCTTTACAGGTGCAAGTTACCCGGACTTAGCGTCTTATGCGTTTTACGGTGCATTTTATAGTTGCCAGTTTACAAGCATTCCATCAGGTTTCTTTGATGCTTGTACTGCTGTTTCTGATCATGCGTATCAAAATACATTTGAATATTGTGATTTACTAACAGCTTTACCATCAGGTTTGTTTGACAATATTGGCAATGTATCTCTATCCGGGTTCTATCAAACATTTAAAAATTGTTCGGCATTGACAACAGTTCCATCAGGTTTATTTACGTATGGTACAAATGTGGAAGCTGATGGTTTCATGCAAACGTTTATAAACTGTACCGGATTGGCCTCAATTCCAACCGATTTATTTAGATATTGCACTAGTTTGTCCGGTGATGCTTTTTACGGAACATTCCAAGCATGCGATCATTTATTGGCTTTGCCGGATTACACTTTCAAATATAATACTTCAGTTGAGGTATTTGATGCAACATTCTATGGCTGTGAACGATTAGTTCTTAGCCCTTACATCTTCTATGCTTCGGGTGAACAACCAACTAGGTTTGCATCAACTTTCGTGACGTTTAATAATTGTTTCGCAAGAAACGCATATTATAGTGGGGCTGGTACTGCCCCTGACTTATGGAATTGTACATTTAATGATCCGCCTGATACAGCAAGTTGTTTCGGTGGTTCGGGTAACAATGCATCAAGTTTAACTAACTACGCAAGCATTCCGAGTGAATGGTTGTAAACCAATAAATAAACACACGAAAGGAGGTATTTATGAGTACTGAAGAAGCAATCAAACGTATTTGGCAGAACACCGCTGCGGCCATTGTTCTATTTGCCCTTACGTCCACTGTAACTGTGATTGTTACTCTTAGGATATCTACGGCGGTAAATACCGTTAAGATCGAGAACAACACTAAGGAGATTCAAGAACTCAAACAGGATGTTAATAAAAATCAAGAAAACATCCAAAGAGAATTGAATGATATTAAGAAAATGTTAATGACTCATCCGACATCATGAATCCAGTTCTAGAAATTGCCTTACAAGAATACGGGGTCAAGGAAATTCCCGGCCCTGTTCACAACAATAGAATTGTACAGTACGCAAAAGAGGTAGGCATGTCAAGTATTGATAATGACGAAACATCGTGGTGCTCAGTGTTTGTCAATTGGTGTGCTTTTCGGGCAGGGTATGAATATACTAGGTCTGCAAGTGCTCGCAGTTGGCTATCCATTGGGGAAGAAATTTACATCCCAAGGCTGGGGGACATCGTGGTATTTTGGAGGGAATCGTTGTCAAGTTGGAAGGGGCATGTCGGTATCTTCATTGCGCAAAATGAAAATACTGTATTCTGTTTAGGTGGGAATCAGGGCGATAAAGTTCAGATTTCTGAATATGACAAGACAAAAGTCTTAGGTTATAGAAGGTTAAAACCAATGTTATGAAATTACTATTCTTATTATCACCGATCATTTTGGTTTTGTATTTGCTTCTTGTGCGCAAGAAGTACGGTAAGACAAAATCTATCTCAGAAACTTACAGGGTTCTACCGGAAAAAGGCAAAGCTTGGTTTTCGATTGGCCTGTTAGGTTACTTAGTTCCGTTGCTTATGGCTGCGCCCGATAGAATATTCATTTTAGCGGGCATAATGCTGGCACTGGTGGCCTCTAATCCCGTCTATTGGGTAAAGGAAGGGTTACAAGACGATATGCACTATATCGGCTCGTATGGGGTTATTTTACTTGGGTATGCCGGGCTTATTATGACCAACTTTGTCGTAGGGCTTTGTGTGTTCTTACTTTTTGCCGTTTTTGTCGTAGGCTTAGAGCTAAACTTCAAATTCTTGGCAAAGGTAAAAAACGACACCTACTGGCAAGAAGTTGCCGCAGCTTTATCCATCCCAATAACACTTTACTTTATTTATTAAACCGAAGTTATGTCATTCATTACAAAACTATTAGGCGGGGACTTGCTCAAAGGCGTAGGTGACATTTTGGATAAATTCATCACCACACCTGAAGAAAAAGCAAAGATACAATTGGAAATTCAGGAAAAGCTTCTGCAAATCCAAGAAAGTATTGAAGACAGCTACCAAGCCGAACTAACGGCACGCACTGAGATAATCAAAGCTGAAATGGCTACCGGGGATAATTACACGAAACGGGCGAGACCTACAATCGTGTATGCGGGTATTGGTTTCATTCTTTTGGTTTATGTCATTTTTCCTATTTTAGCTTTCATTTCGGGCACACCAGCGAATGCGTTGCCACAGCTTGAACTACCGACAGAGTTTTGGTGGTCATGGGGTACAGTAGTTAGTGTCTACGGTGTAGGCCGAAGTGCTGAAAAAATGGGAATTCAAAATACTTTAACAGGTATGATCACAGGTTCTAAGAAGCCTAAGTGATGCGCTTAGTGATGAAAGGGAATGTGGGGGCTCGGGAAGCCCCCTTTTTTGTCACTTGTGGAAATAAGTTAAGCCATATTGAACCATTATAAATATGTCCAGTATTGAAGCTACGGTCAAGATTAAAAACAACCTTGCGCCGAACATATCTAACCATTTTGTCATACCTTCTTTGTCATTTGTGTACCTAAAGAAGTACCAAATAATAAACACAAAATAAATAATTGATGTCATATTAGCTTTCTTTAACGTGTGATACTCCTTTTGTTTGCGTAACTTCAAAAACCTTATTGGCGTATTGGCCTAGTAATGGTTCATGTGTTATGATGATGAATTGAATTCCAAGTTTACTAGATATTTCATCTAACATTTCACCAGCACGGGAATGAAGGTCTTTGCTCAAGTACCGGAAGGGTTCGTCCAGCACAATAGTGTTCCGGGTTTTATTTACTTGCATTGTCCAACTGGCAATGCGCAAAGCGAAAGCTGCTACATCCACAACACCCCCGCCCGAAGCCGTCATCGGATCTACTTGCTGTCCGTTACGTTCAAAAATGATATCGCATTCAGAACGCCCCCGGCGGTCAACAAAGTCCAGGACTACTTTGTAAGGCTCATTGAAAACACTTTCCAGTGCTATTGAAGTGACATCGGCAATATGGAACCTCAATTGCTGTTGGGTTTGCAAACCTACGGTCTTCAAAATTTCATGCACCTTTTCCAAGTCTTTCAACTTCTTTTGTGCTTTGTGTATCTTATTGTGGATTTCTTCGATTGAATCCTCCAATTCAATCTTTCGGCCCTTCCGTTGCTCCAGTATTTGTTTTGCTTTGTAAAGGTTCATTTGGTACTTTTATTTGTTCTACCCTATTTTGAATCATTTTATTGCCAACTTGTACAAGTGCTATATTAATATCTAGTGTAGTTGTTAATGATTTGTTATATTCATCTGCCATCTTCTGAAGTTCTTCAACTAGTGCAGCTGTTTGATTTACTTCTGCTCCATACAACATTCTTTGTTTGACAACCCATACTTTGATATCATCTTTGAATGGGCATTCTTCAGGTACACTTTGAATTCCAAATGACCTTTTTTGTAAGGCACAACTGCTACAACTTAAATTTGATACAGTTGTGAATATACTAGAGTACTCCACATCAGGGGAATCAGGTATATACACATAATAGTTTTCACAACCTACGGCACGACAAAAGGCATCATAAATCATTTTTGTTGCATTTTTTTGGTAACAATGTATGCTTTAATATCATCTGAATGAGGGCAACCATTAGGTATTGATCTAGCACTTCCCCACTTGCAATCAGCATCAAGATGACAAGAAACAATGTACATCAGCGGAAAATCACCTGTGTACATTGATGCACAATGTGGGCAATCAACATTAAAGCAAAAGCCATCAAAATTTATTCTTTTTGTCCTCGTGGTTTCCATCGTACTCTGATTAATGGTAGTTCTGTTTTTGCTTTACTCATCTTTGATTTAACAAAGAAAGCTTTTAGTGCTTCTTCGTTCGGGCATGCAGATGGAATAACACTTATCCCCCTTTTTTCTTCGTAGTGAAGTCTGCAAGCTAAATACTGACTATTACAAGGCCCGTGCCAATATGAGTACCCACAATCTATACAAAATTTGTCATAAATCATATTTGATTTCTAATGCGTCCATTTTTTCTTTAATCTTAGCATTAAGTGTATTGATTTCACTTTTCAGAGCTTCAATCCGCTTTTCAGCTTCTTTGATAGATTTGCATCCAGCATCTTTCAATTGTTTCATCAATTGTGTTTGCTGTCCTTCAGCTTTTGCTTTGTCTGTTTTTGCTTCTGCAATTTCTTCTTGCAGTTCAATTAAATTTTCAGTCTTCATTTGTTTCGGTTGGATTTTGAGTCTGTTTATAAGACCATGATATTAATTCTACAATTGGCGTTTGAGTTGCTCGTTTATCTTTGTTGTGCAACACAAAATCAGCAAACAGTTCATCAAGTGCTTCATGCAATTTGATGTGGCGTTCACGATGTTCCTCCTTACTCATACTAGTTGTCATTTCTTAATTCCTTTAGCCGTTCCTACAATCTCATACGTCAAATCTTTAATGGTACTGCGCACCCTGTTAGTTCCGAAGAAAACTTCTAAGTTCTTTTCAAAGTCAACAAAATCTAAACCATTTGAATCCAGTTTTTCAATGAAAGCTGCAACACGGGTTTCTTTTTCTTCTACGGAATCCAAATGTTCCCGTGTTACAGCATTTTTAACAATTGGCAAATAAACTGGTTCAACAGTGTTCGTATCAGCATACCAAAGCCATACGGCTGGTTTGTAATCAATTTGACCCGCTTCCTGACGCATCATACTGCCGGGGTTCACCAATAGCCGCCCTTTATGGGTTTGGACAAACGGTTCATGGTTATCCCCGGTCAGTATCAGGTCATAATCAGGATAGTTATTTAAAATTGATCGTGCCTTTGGGTGCGTGCAACCGGGGTAAGGTTCATGCCCCCTGTAAGTCATTACGTGCCAAATTAATACTTTGCGGCCTTTCACTTTAAAACTTGGCCCTTCGGGTGTTTGCCCAAAATGGGTAGGGACAATTCCAATCCGCCCAATGGCATTCAAGTGGTACACCCCACAATCTTTTTGATTCTTTAAATTGTGGTTTGGCAGGTCATGGTTTCCATACACAGTGTAAAACATATCAGGAATTAACCCGGCAATAATACCAACAAAAAATAAAGATGGAATTGCCTTATGGAATAAATCACCACTACAAAGCACAGGGCAACCGTGTTCTTTTTGAAGGTTGCTGATGAACATTAATTTTGCGCATTGAGCTTCAAAAAAATTGTCTACCCGGCATTTAGGTGTGTCTTCCCGTAAGTGAATATCACCACAAAGTATTGCATCAGCTTTTTTCATCGTTCTTTTTCACTTGCATTGTTGGTGTAATTTCGATTTTACGTTGGCTTTCTTCTTTGGCTTCAGCCAAAGAATGAGTCAACATATCTGAACTCATGATGTCACTGGTGTACTTCAAAACACCCATAACGGTAAAACGATCCATATCACCATCTTGGGTAATTTGTAAATCACCTGTGTCGCTCATTACAGCTTTTAAAATGTAGGTTTTCATTGTTATTCTCCTTTTTCTTCTTTAGTATTAAGAATTCGTTTTTTGATTAACTCTTCTGCTTCACTGAAACTTTCTATTTTTTCAGTTGTGCAAAATGTTCCCGTAGCTTCAATTCCACCAGCATACAATATTCGGTAATCAATGTAAGTACCACTATACACAAAATCGTGTATATCATCATCTTTTGTGGTTACGTCGATTGTTTGTCGATTTAAACCTGTAACATATAATTTCATACTATCTTATTTTAATTTCCCTGTTCCACCGCATACCGGGCAAACTTCGGGGAGTTTTCCTTCCAATTTAACCACTAATTGGCCTAAATTAGCCACTTTAGTAGAACAGGAGGTGTATTCACCTATTAAACTTGAAATAGTGTTTAATTCAGCCTGTAAATTGCCCCGCTTTAATTGCAGTTCATTTATTTCAAGTACATCCGGTTCTAGTGCTATTAAATTATCAATAGCAACCAGTTCAGCTTCAATCTTGCTCAAATTGGACACAAGTGCTTGCAAACCTTTTTGTTCCTTTTCTTTTTGGGCTTTCTGTTGGTCTAATTCAAGTATTTCAAGAACTTCAGCCTCCATTGCAATGACATCATCACAGGCTTTCAATTCTACTTCTATGTCTTTTAGTTGTTGGATTAATTTCTCCAGCCCGGCTAATTCGACCTTTTTATCAACTAATGAATCATCTAAACCCTGAATTTTGTCAAGTTCTTTTTCTAATTCATTAAGATTGACATACTTTTCAAGCTGGCTTTGTTTTTCTTTTAAGTCGTCTTCACGTTGCTTAATTGATTGATTGACACGTGTTTTTTCAAGTTTGGCTAAAGCTATACTTTTGTCAATAACTTCAATGTTCGCAATCTTGTTGAAATGTGCTGCAACTTCACCGGGATTCTTGCTAAGCAGGAAAGGGGCATCCATTTGTTGTTGCATGTTTAGTTCAGTCAAATTCAATATGTTGCTAACTTCATTGGGAACTGAAACCCCGAACGCCTTTAAAGTTTCAGTTGAATCAATAACATACGAATTGTTTTTATCCGTTTTATTTCTAGTCACCTTATGCCCTTCACTAGTGACAAGTGAAACCGATGTATCACCACCCCAATAACTTCTAAATGAATCACCAGTAGGTCGGTTGCTAACAACTAATTCGATGGCCCGGCGTATGGCAGACTTTCCCGAATCAGTAGTACCTACAATGACATTTAAACCACTAGTTAAATTCAAAATTGTTTTCTTGTGGCTTTGAAAGTTCTTTATGATTATTTTTGTTATCATAACAATTGGCTAAGATTAAGTGGATGTGAAGCCCCTTTTTTAACTTCTATAAATACACCATCTTCAAAATAAAAGTAGGCATAACTGTTATCTTTCCATCTTACCTTCACACCGTATATTTTAGAATCACAGTTTGCTATAAAAGTAACGTCAAGATTTTTAATAAGCAATCGGTTTTGCTCTAATAGAATGAAACATGATCTTTTTACAAACACGGAGTTAAAATCCCAAACGCACAAACCAGTTGGACTAGTAATGGCTTGTACTTGAATCAGTTCATTCGGGTCTAGTTCACACTTAACTTTTTTGCCAAACTTTAAAGTGAACTTAACATCTTCGATTTTTTCTTCTTCAGTCATCATCAACCTTTTAAACCATTTCATAACTTCTTGGGTTTTCCTTGTTTAGCTGGTATTCCAACAACAAGGTAGATTGCAATATTCTTAGTGACAATATTCTTTTTAAAAGTCCCGTCTTCCTTAATGCCCCCAAAAATAAAGCAATCCCTCCTTTTGTTGTATTTTGCAAAAGGTTCACCAGTAAACATTAATCCGGCTAACGTTTGCAAGTGTTTAACAATGTAATCATTGTCCATCATCGTATTTATTTTTTCTTTTCTTTAAGACCTAAATACGTTCTGAAAAATGGTTCTGTGACAAATTCGTCAATCATTGCTTTCATGTACCCGACACGGTACGCAGCAAAGATTGCGTAAAAGGCTATGAATGCAGCTGCCCCCGGTAATGGTTCGATAAACAAATCATAGTACCCAAGTGCAATACACACAACAGCCATAGCAACATCAACCCGGTCTTTCCACCACCAGTGAAGTGCTTTTTTAATTGCGGAAAAATCAAGTTTCTTCATATCAACGGAATAAAAAATAAAGAGTAATAATGCCGATTAGTGTAGCAAAAAAGCCACCGAGTATAAAGCCAATTATGATGGCAGTCTTTAAATGGTTGTACAAAAAAGTGTACAAAGGTTGAATTGACGGGTCATTATCATATACAAACTTATCTGCAATGTTGGCACAATCATCAACATTTATTTCAGTGTTTACGTAAAGTGCATTACAGATAACATTTGAAACGATCCTTTTTAATTCCTTTAGTTCTTTAGATTTAGTTCCCATTTGCATAAATTTAAAATCCACAACGCATCTGCTTCATTGTCATCATTGCCTTGGTAACCTAGCTTGTCAGCTGCCGCCTTAATCATTGCTGGCTTCCCGGCATTCCCTTTCCCGGTTGCGAACTTTTTAATCTCAGTAGCAGATAAAGACTTGTATTGTACATTATGCTCTTCACACCACTCTTCAATCTTGCCTACCAACTTGGCCTCATGAATTACAGAAGCCGTATGCCTACCAGCTGGTCGCTCATACACAATCAAATCAAAATCTTCCATTTTGTAGATTTCTTCCAACTTCGCTTTTAACCGGAGCAGTTTCATCCCCATAGACTCATCCCTACGGGTCTTTAGGTTCCAAGTCCCATATTCAGTGTTACTTAGAGCCCAACCAAGCATACTCGCCGGGTCAATGGCGAGTATTTTAAGACCTTGGGTTGGTATTGTTGATTTCTTTCTTGTTCGTTTTTTTCTCATTATAAAAAGTAATCATCAAGTTCGTTTCTTACAATGGTGTAATCTTGTTCAGTATCAAACCTGAACACATCACAGTCGATCCTGTTCCGTGTAGCTGCGTAGTAGATTGATATCCGTTTTTCATCAGCTTCACATTTGTACCGTTTAATGGTACTGAACAGGATACGAACATCACCGATTTGAATTGCTTTTGCTGCCATGCTTGATTTGTTTAGTTTTGATTTTTCCATTTTTCTTTTTGCCTACAAAATAAACTTTTTCGACAATCAGGTTTTTTCCTTCAATCATAATATCAATTCCCCTGCTTGTTTCCAAAGCTTTTTCAACATTAATGGTGACACCCGGAATAAAGGAATCACACATTTCTTGCACTGCGGACAGTTCGGTCGTTTGTTGGGTAACAGATTTTTCATTGAATGTAATCAACCAAATATTGTACCCAATCTTTTGCCCAAAGGAAAAAATTCCAATGATCAAAAACATGGTTAACAGCAAAAGCTTTTTCATCGTTCTTTCTTTTTGCGTTCAGTTTTAAATTGGTCTTCAATTATTTCCCAAATGGAAATTGTTTGCTCCTTAAGTTTCTTTTCAAGGCCACTACTTTCAACAGCAGCCACAGCATCGTCCAAACTTTGCCCAACTTTCGTATTGCCTACCATGTAGGTAGAGGCCCCGGTGTACCTTTTAACGTATTGCAAGTTTGCCCGGATGTCGTCAATTCCGTAATCAAAGTAAATTATGACAGTTGCTTTTCTGTACGGTGCATCCACTGATGATTTGAATACTTCAATTTCAGTTTCAATGCCGACAACTTTTTCAATATCTTTTCCTTTGTATTTCTTTTTGATTTTAATCTTAGTTGGTGTTCCGAAGCGCAAACGAACGCTACTGTAAAACCCAACAGCTTCGCCGCCGGGGGATACGTATTTCTGCCCGTAGGGGCCAGCATTTTGGTTCACCCTTACTTGGTTACTTGCAACCATTAAAAGTTTCTTCTTGGCAATAATACGGCACGATTTTCGCAATTCTTCACTGAACTCTTTCGCCCGGCGCATACCCATTTTGTCACCATCATCAGTATCCATTTCCATGTCAGTTGACAAGGCAGCTAATGAATCGGTGAAAACCCCATTTGGAACGGAGGGGTCAACATCCCACTCCCTAAGTGATTTAAACACTTCGGGAATTTTATCAGGTGCTTGTAAATCAATTGCATCTGTATCTAAATCAAATACTTGTGCAAAGGTTTTGTTCAAACGTGCTTCGGGGTCATGAAACATTACTTGCCCATTCAATCGTTGGACATACCCTGCAATTTCACAAAGTAGTACGGTTTTGCCTGAACCACTAGGGCCGAAAGCTTCAACCAAAATCCCAACAGGCAAACCCCCACCGTGAACACGTTTACCACTGATAGCTAAATCCAATAAAGTTGATCCGGTTGAAATAACAGTTTCGAAGTCACCTTTACTTGGTTCAAATACAGTAGCTTCTTTTTTAGTTCGGGCATGCCTTTTAATTTGGCTTTCCAAATCATCAGTCTTGTCTGTCCTTCTCCTTCTCATCATTTAATAAATTTAGTATTCTACCAATTGTACCATCATCCAACTTCTTTTGCTTCAATTCAATTTCTAAATAGTGCTTGAATTTTTCAAAGTTTTTTATGTCAGATTTCATAAAAGATGCAAAAGCTTTTGAAGCAATTTTGCTTTCTAATTCTGAAACATCCATATCTCGAAGTTGTTCAATAACCCATTCTTCGATCAATGCACAAACAACAGAAGATTTAGCTACACCAAACGCATTGCAATACAACGTTATAAAATCAAAGGTTTTCTTGGGGAGGCTAATCCCCAAGAATCCTTTGTTATTTCTGCGTTTCCGCTTTTTCTTTGCGTTTAGAACTCGCCGCATCTTTAACCTTTTTGGCTTCGTTTGTAGCAAGCGTTCCAAACTTGACAAGAATCACACTCGTCGTACTGATCATTGTCCTCACCAAATGTGAAGCCTGAAGGACATTCATCCTTTCCTTTTTTGGCTGCTGGTTTACTTTTTCCAGCGGGCTTCTTTTTAGGAGCGGGTTTTTCATCTTCGTCGTCGTCGTCTTCTTCCTCCTCCTCTTCTTCTTCCTCCTCTTCAGGTTCAGGATCAGGTTTGCGACGTTTGCGTGATTTAGGAGCAGGTTTTTCATCCTCTTCTTCTTCTTCCTCCTCCTCTTCTTCTTCCTCCTCTTCAGGTTTAGGACGTTTTTTGTTGACCGGCTTTTTCTTAGCTGGCTTTTCATCCTCTTCTTCTTCCTCTTCCTCTTCTTCTTCCTCCTCTTCAGGTTCGGGCTTACGGGATTTTTTAGGAGCAGGTTTTTTCTTACGTTTCGGTGTGTCGTCTTCATCATCATCATCGTCGTCGTCGTCATCAGCCCGTGGTGCTTCCATGAATTTAGACTTCAAATCTTCGTAAGAATACACAACAAGAAGATCGTCAAGGTTTGGAATTTCATCCAATATATCGTCATCATATTGTTCTTTACGATCTACAAAATCGAACCGGGTTGGCATTGGGTACTTGTTTCTTTCGAATTTACCCTCACCATACGCAACGGAAATTGAACAACCTTCTTCATGATCAGGGAAGGTGTCGAAACGTTCGTCGTCAGCAAGTTGTTGTTCAAATTTTTCTTGGAACAAGTAGTCACTTTGGTCAAGCAACATTACTTCTTCGTTGACAGTTTTCTTGCCAATTTTCGAAAGCCGAATAACATACAGGTTGCGATCTGAAGTATTCAATTCCTTCAATTCTTTTTCATCGGCGTCTTCATCTTTACGAAGTTCGTCCCGGTAATCACAAATTGGGCAGGGCTTTCCAAAGGTACGGGGGCAAACAACTTTTTCATTGTTCACGCCGACACTTTTGTGAAGCTTGTATGGACGCTTGTACCATAGGTCACCTACGGATACCTCATTGTCCGGGTGGTGTTTGTCCGTAACCTCATACGGCATGATATCAAACACATACTTTTCATCAATTTCCGGTGTCAATACTTTAACATCTTCCGGCAACTTGATGTAAGGGTAAGAACCGTTTTGCTTTCTTTTTGCAGCATTTGATCGAGTTTTACCCGCAAAACTACTTTTTTTCTTTCTAGGCATAATCTTAAATTTAAGGTTTATTCATCTTCTGTCCTACGTCGTTTGCGTAAAGACACTTTGGCATTGTTTTTCTGTTTTGTAAGTTCACGTTTTTCCCTGCGTTGACCAACTTCGTACTTGATATCCCTTGGCATTTTAGGCCCGGCAAAATATTGTTGCCCATGTAAGGTAACTAAATTTTCCAAAGCAGCTTTACGGGTGAACGCAATTTCGTTCTTTGCGATTTCAATAATCGCAAGCTTTTTTTGTGCTGCGAAATATTTCTCTTTCGCTTCTTTGTGATCCGGGTGCGACCGATAATAAGCTTCAACCTTTGGGTCAGTTAGCTTTACACCATCCCCCAAACATTTATCCGGATTTTTGTTGGCTTCCAAAATAAGTTCGCTGCGAATCACTTTTAAGTCTTCTTCAGCTCTTTCTAATTCTTCTTTGGCGTCGGCCCACATTCTCCCGTACTTCATCGCCAGTTCCGCTTGTTCCGTCCATTCCACGTCTAGAGCGGTGACGTCGATTCTCATGTCCCTTTCGTAATTCAGACTCATTTGTTGTTCTTTTTAAGGTTAATGTTTTTTCGATTACTTCGGCAATAGAAGCACTAAGTCTTTTCAACTTAGTGAAGTCACCGCTGATAGCAGAACTTACTGCTAAGTCGGTAATTTTATCCAGCATTTGTTTATGCGTTGCATGGTATGACACATCTGCCCAATACGTTTCACCAGCATGTTTAGATGTATCATTATACACTTTCTTTTCTTTAACAACGAAATTATACTTATCAGTATCAATTGCGTAATCTTCAGTTAATTGAATCATAATATTTTAGGTGTATGGTGGGCGTTTCTTTCTAGGTTTATCATTGGTAGCAGGGCGTGCAATTGTTATCATATTACGGTGGCATCCGTTCCAAAGTTTACAATCTTCACATTCAAAGTAAGAATCACAATCCTCTCCAAAAATATGCCCTGAAGGACAATCTTCAATAGGTGCAATTTGTGGAGCTGGCATAAGTAAACTGGAAAAGGAAGCTTCCTTTGACATTTGTATTGGTTTCGGATCAGCTATCAACCATTTTTTATCATCTTCTTGTGTAAAATCTATCCCCAAATCCGTCAATTCTTCTTCTATTGCAGTTGATTGCTCTTTCAAAAAATCCAAAAACTCTTCGTTAAGTTCCTTTTTCTTTTTTTGCACAAAGATGTTAACTTCTTCCTTCAAAGAATTTGGAAGGATTAAATTTGAAAAACCTTTTGCACTTTGGATTACGAACATTTCGCTTTCTAGATCATCCCGAAATTTATTTTTTACAAATTCACTTAACACCCTATTGAGTGTTCTCAAATCCTGCAAGCGAGTAAAAACGTATATGACTTGTGAAGGTGTCATTATTTTTTCCTTTTTCGAATAACTGGATCAGCATCAATTTCGTTTCGCATTTTTCTTTTCAGGGTTTTCCCGGATTTCACTGCTTTTGTAGTCTTTATGACGTACTCCGACAATTCTTCATCCATTTCTTCCAATACTTCGATTGGATTTTCTTTAGGCTTCAACGTTCTTGAAAACCCGGCTTCGACAGCATAGTTTTCAAAATTACCAAGATTTACAATGGATTTAATAGTTATCCATACTTTGTCTTCATCTTGGCTTATTGCTTTCTTTTTTTCTTGTTCCATTACATACGGGATTTAAGTAAACCTTCATACAGAAAGTTCAGCTGAGACTGAATCGCCAACAGACGTTCACCAATAGCGGTTATAGCGATCCGCTCAGCTTCACTTTCTTGATTATCTTTGCACACAACTTCGTAGTGTATTAACGCAAAACCATCCCGTGGCAGCTTGTTAAGATTGGTTTTCTGATTAGCTTTTAATAGCCCATCTTCGTAAATAACTCTTCCGTTTTCATACGTGTACTTTCTACTTCCGTTAAAAGCCGCCGTATGGCTTGTTTTAGCCACTTTCAGCCCGTTTGCGGTAAGTTCCACCGAAATTGTGTGTAAGTTCATATTTTAAGCTTTAACACGTGCGCACGCCAACACTAGGCCGGGAAAGCCAATGTTATAAAATGGCTCTTCAAATTGTTCCATGACAAAAGCTGCATGTTGGTCGTGTGCCTTAAGTAAGACCGTAGTCATGTATCCAAGTACGATACGCCGTACTGATTCAGCATCTTGCTCCTTCAAGCCTTGTAAAATGGTTGATATTTCTTTCCAGTTTTTATTGGCATACAAAGCTTTTGCTAAGTCGAAGCCAGCTGTTTCAACAATTTGGGCTTGTTGTGCAACCTTTTCTCTTTGACGTTCCGGGGCTGCTATAACCTGTTCAAGAATGGTCAAGGCGTTCCGTGGATGCCCGGCTGCACTTTTGACAATGTGTGCCACAACTGTTTCAGAAAGTTCAACACCTTCTTTGTTGCAAACGTTTGACAATAACAACTCCATTTCACCATCAGTCAACAAAGAAACTTGAAATTGTGAACAACGCCCCCGGATGGTTGGTAACAGGCTTTTTTCATTGGTTGTACACAGAATGAAATAAATGTCTTTTGGTGTATCTTCCAAAATTTTCAACAAGGCATTTTGTGCATCCCCTGTCATTCTGTGAACTTCATCAATAATGAAAACCCGTGCACCACCACCAAGCGGAATGAATTGAGCACTTTTACGAATATCCCGAACAGTGTCAATCCCTGTAAATTGTGCTGTGTCAATTTCAACAATATTTGATGGGGAACAATTTAATTCTGACGCTACAATTCGTGCCAAAGTGGTCTTGCCACACCCGGTAGGGCCGAAGAATAAAAAGGCATGCGGTATCTTCGCTTTATCCTTTAGCAAGTTGCGCAACGTCAGAATTAAAGACTTATTCCCGAACATATCGGGTAACGTAGGCGGTCTATGTTCTTGATATAAACTCATGTTAGTTCCCTTCGTATTGAATTTCGTTTAGTTCTGAGATGAATTCTTCTTTGTCTTCTTCAGGCATATCATCATCCCATTCACTTTCTTTGGATTCGAGTTCATTAATCCAAATGTCAAGGTCTAAAACACGTTGTTCAAGCAATTCGCCTGTTGCACTGCATTGGAGTTGTTCAGGCATGTTGTCATACTTTTCTTGTGTTTCATCCCGCAATTCACCAATTTCAGATACAAGCTCTTGAATAGCTGCTGAAATTTCAGTTTCTGTCAAACCTTCGGAGTATTCAATGACACCTTGTTCATGCCAATCGTAAATTTGGATTAGAAATTCACTTTGTGTCAATTGACTTGGTTTTGGGTACGTTTTACTGTACTGCTTCGGACGCTTGTAAAGCTGCCACCAGTAGTAACTGTCACCGATTTCAATCCCGGCTGCGGGGTTCGGTTTCCTTGCTGATTTTACGTGATGTACTTTTGCCATAACTTTTATTCTTCAGGGGAAAACCCTAGTTCTTCGACTGTTTTTTCCTCCGTGTTTTCAACATACTCCACGAAGTCGTTCCAAAGGCCCATGTCATTTAAAAAGCCCTCGAAGATTTGAATCAGTTGTTCTTTTTCCATCTTTTTTATTTATTAATTCAACCATTGAATAACTTACAAAGATTGATTCTTTGTTAACCTCATCATAACCGCAAATAAAAGCAGACATATCAAAAACTTTATCTTTGTAGAAAAAAAGTATTGTGTACGTCTTTTTCCATAGCGGTTGCCCGGCAAGCCGGAAGTGATCCCCCAATTGCAAACCCCGGTACTTTTCTCGATTTTCGAGCACTTTGTCACCTTTGGCCTTGACAATTTGATAGCATTCACTTCGCTTCATTTTAGTTTTAAATAGTTATCTGTCAAAAAATTGATCAATGCAATAGCAGATTCCCTATTCAAATCAATATTATTCGTTTTCTTGTCACCACAAGTTAAAACAAACCTAGCAGGGTATTTACCATCAATTGGCACATTGCATAATTGGTCAGTGTAGTAATCGGTTTTCATATGGCATACTCCTCTTTTTCGGCCCAGCTTCCGTCAACCGGGCAAAGTTCAGCTTCGACATTTAATGGAACGTTAATCCATTTCCAGTATTGACGTACATCATTTTCCATGATACACTTCATAATAGCTGTAACTCGTTTGAGTTCTTTCGGCACAACATCAATTACAATAGCATCGTGAATTTGGCCCACGATTCTACTTTCCAGCCCTTCCTCCTTCAGTGCCCGGTTGCCCAAAATCAAAGCAAGCAAAAGTACGTGGAATGCTGCACCCTGTACAGGGTAATTAATAGCATCGTTTCGCTTCATTAAACCGGAATACCTGAACCCGGTTTTGCCTACGAAAAAACCGTTCTTTTGGTACTCTTTCCACCAATCCTCCCGCCACTTCTTGTAAACGGGGAAACGGTTATCCCAAAAATCATCTTCAATTGCTTTTAAATGGTCAACAAAATCATTGAAGCTCTTAATACCTTTTCGTATCATATGGTCTGACAAGTGTTCGTCCCCAACCATAATACCTTGCCCCGGACGCCAGCGACCTTTGGTTGGAAGTTTCACCCATTGTTTGCAAAGGTACTCGGCACAATGCTTGTAATAATCACCGTAGAATTGTGGAAACACAAAACCGTTCTTGGTAGCACTACGCAACATCTTATGGACTTTCTTATCCAGCTTATCAAGCTTGAATATTTGAACACAAACATCACCGTGCATGTCGTGCCCTGTTTCAATATACTTGACCATATTTGGGTCAGCATGGTAACAAGCTGCGATTCGCACTTCCAGCTGTGAGTAGTCCATTTCAAGCAGTTGGTTGCCCTCCCGTGGGTATATTGCCCGGCGAACCATTTTCATGGCCTTTTCGTCCCGTTTTGGAACGTTTTGAATGTTCGGGTTATTCGCACTACCCCGATAGGTTCTAACTAAATGAAGGTTAAAAAACGGGTGTATAACACCGTCCACCGCTTCACGTTCTAACCCAATAAGGTAGGTCTTTTTCATCAGCTTCAGGCTTTTTATGTCTAGCAGTACATGCAATTCATAAATGCCCATTTCAGATAGGGATTCATCATCCGTTGAACCCTTACCAGCTTTCGTTGTCTTGTTAACTTTTAAACCGAGTACATCATAAAGGTAAGCCCCTAACTGCTGCCCGGAGTACATATTGATTTTTTTACCACCAACACTTGCTTGCCAATCTTCAAAGAACTTTGAATCATAAATGATACGTTCAAGCTTGGCAATGCGTCTGTCAATTCTGTCACATTCTGCATGAATGTAATCAACATCAATACGCATTCCGACATCTTCCATTTCAGCCAGTGTAAGTATTCCATCGTGGAATAACTTGTAAGCCGAAGCAGTATCAGGCATATAAATATGATCTACACTCATAATTTGATTAGTTTAACTTCTGAATATTGGCGTTTTGGTGGGTGATACCCAGCAGAAATAAATCTTGTTTCAATTTTCCTCCAAGATTCAGCAGTAGGGAATATTTCCATAATTTTGATATCCTTATGGTGCTCACACACCAACAGGTTAGACATGCCGTTCGCAGCAACACCTCCTTTAGTGGCCCGTAAAATCAAAGAAACCTTGTACCTTGGGGTTTCTTTGCATCCATTTGCGGCACACCGAAGGGGTTTTACTTCCGGCTCTGCCTTTAAAGTATAGTCTGCCATGATTAAAATATGTGTTTAAATTCCAACTGTTGGGGCTGGCTGAATTTCTTTTGCGCTTTTTCGTTTTCACTCAAAGCAAATTTCATTTGTGCGGCTTCAAACCCTTGGATGAAGCTTTCTTTGTCAGCAATATGTGATGAACTGTACTGTTCATTTTGATACCATTCATCAGCAAATTGTTCGATTTCTATTCCCGTGTAATACTTCATAATATCTAGTTTTAAAATGGTAATGAATTCTCTTCAATGACTCTTTGTTGCCACATAGCCAATCGGTATTCATAAATACTATCATAGGCACAATACTTCAACACCTTCATCATGTTGTCTTCATTCTGAACGAACTCAAGTAATCGGTTCATGCTATTGGCATCTTTGTCATCCATACCTTTCAACCAAGGTTCAATTTCACTACTGTAATCAATGATACCAAACTGTACGTAAGTTTGGAACTTCAACCCGGTTATTTCTTGCCTGTTATCAAGAATGTGTGCGGCCAACATTGAATCCCAATGCCATCCTTTGACTTTAACACCAAGCTTGTGCAAGCTCCAGTGCCGTTCGTATTTCATGTTGTGTGCCATTTTCTTGATCAATTCATTTTCAAGCAGGTCGGTAAATGGCAGCAATAGTCTTCGTTTCTTCGGTATTGGGAACACGTAAACCAAATCTTCTGACACGGCCACACTAGCACAAACAATCTTGTGTTCTTTTCCGTGTGGTTTCAGCCCGGTAGCTTCGTAGTCAAATGCTATTGTAGAAAAGTTCTTAATAGAACGCAAAACACTTAAATCATCCTTCAAATAAACAATTTCAGGTTCGGCGTACTTTCTGTGCTCTAACTTACTGTGATACAACGCATTCTTAATGTCTTCTTCCCACACCCTTGTCATTTCTTCTTTGTCCATATGCCTTACCAAATTTGGGGCATACACCGGGCAAACCCAACAACCTAAATCTTGGTCGGGGATTGCCCAGCCACGCCACTTTTCAAACTTGCCAAAGTCTTTGTTCCACCTGTTACCTATGATGGAATACAAAGCGAATTTACCCAATACAATTATGACAGAAGGTTTGTATCTTTTAACATACCCCATTACAATTTTACGGCAACAATCAATTTCAAAGTTAACAGGGGCTCTTGCAATTCTCTTTTTCGGAACTAAAGGAACACAATTGACAGCACTAATTGAAATGCAGTCTTCATGTAAATCGTATCCAAATCTTCTTAATGTTCTTTCCAGTAATTCACCATCTTGGTCACTCCACAATACCCCGTTTGCATCATCCATAAGGGTAGGGGCTTCACTCACTACCATTATTTTTTTACGGAAATTTCCGGATGGTTTCAACTTTGGATTGCGGGCCTCGTACATAAGGCCACAAGAATAGCAGGACAATGTCTTGCCATCAGGCCGAATGACCAATGATTTTGTTTCTTCTTTACTGAATAGTGGCATTATAGAATTTTCCTTTCTTCAATTGTAATTCCAAATTGTATCGCAAAGTTCCTAGCATCCGTCATTCCCTGTGAATAACCATAATCAATGTAGAAGACATACTTATCAGCAATGAACCCCCAAGCTAACCCGGAGTCAATACCCTGCCTACGCAATTCAGGAACATTATCATCCAGCACTTGTGTGTAAAGCAAATGGCTGACGAATGGGGCTTCACCCCTATCAAGACTATCACGCATGCACTTTCTTGCATACGCTACGTTTTTTTGAATATCCCCGGCGTAGGGGCTTTCAACCATTACAAGTAACTTACGGGATGGTTTCATTCTGTGTACTCCCTTGTTGATGTGATATAAACCCACTGGTCGCTAGAGAACTTCAGCATTCCCTTGTTAATGACACATTCCATGTTGTCTTTCAGAATGTCTTTTAAGAGGTAAGGTTGAATTGCAAATGAAAATCCTTCAACCCCTTTGTAGGGTACAGTTTCCTTGAACCAAGTTGATTCACTTTCACTTGTTACAAGGATGCGCCCGTTCTTGAACGCCAGCGTGACCCCTGAATCTTCACGCTTTTGTCCAATCACGGACGCCTTGTCTAACACTTCGAGGATTTCTTTCGGAAAGGTGATTTTCTTCCCATCAAAGCCAGTATTAATCCTGCTCGTATCAATGAATTGTTCATCGATCAAACGGCAGCTAATAATGACACCTTCTTCATTCTTGAAGTGTACCCAACCTTCACCTGATGCCGTGTGTGTTGGCATAAGTGAGGCAATTTCCTTTGCGGATGAAGCCCGAATCATAGCCTCTGAAATACCCAAGGCTTCACCAAAATCCCAAATCAGCATGCGGTAGTTGTCTGTTGCTTCAACGATACCGCTTTCTACGATATGGACACAAAGTAATTTAGGGTCACTATCACCCTTTGCAGCTGTATTGGCTGCAAACTTCAAAGCAGTCCCGAAAGTTGCTGGAAGTTCTTCCCAATCTCCCATTTCTGCGACTTCCTCGTCAAGTGGTAGCAAAATTTCTGAAGCCAAAGCAAACCCGGCCTTTGCCCGACCAGCTTTCATTACGACTTCGTTTTCAGTTATGTCAATTTCAAATTCTTCTTTCGATAGTTTTGGAAGGAGCTTTAAAAGCTCTTCAGATTTGATGACACCCTTCAGTTTCAAACCTTTCGGAAGGGGGCAACGGATGCAAAGTTCATCATTGTACGCCGCAACTTCTTTGCCCAAAAATGCAAATGATGTTGACTGCTCAATAATTTCTTGTTTGGCTAATGCAGGTTTCACCGCATTGATAGCTTCTTTGAAGTCTGACGTTTTAACTTTCATGTTTGTTGTTTTTTATGTCGTGGTATGAAAACATTCCGGCTTTGTTTTGATAGTTTGTAATCAAAATTTCAGTTCGTTTATTTTTGATATTGGTGCGTTCACCAATTAGAATAACGTTCAAACCAAGCTGCTGCGCCTGTCTTAAAATGAAAGGGGAATCAAACTCACTCATTGCCCACTTGCATCCGGTAGCTTGCAACGCCGCAAATAGGTCTTTACTATCCTGTTTGGAAAAACCTTCCGCATAATTATTCCCCGTGTGTAAGTACGGTGGATCACAATAAATAAAAGTAACCCCTTTTTCATTTTCTTTGACGGAATAAGCTTTCAGAAATTCCCGGTAATCCTTGCAAGCAAATTGAACGTGCATCATGTGCTTGTTTACCTTCCATATCATATCAAGGAGAATTTTCTTTGAATTGCTGGAAGTGAATCTCATCGTATTTCCTGCCCCGTACAAAGTGTAATTCGACAAGAATATGAAACGTATAGCCTTTAAGATTGGATCAGTTTCTTCATTTGTCTGCCAATGTTCCAACAGTTTTTGATGGATTGGCATTAACGTTACCATTTGTACCAATTCATCAAAACGGTGCATTATGACATCAAATACATTGTAAACGTCCGAATCTATATCATTGACAAAATTGTACTTTGCCAAAGGCTTTTCAAAGAACATACCACCAGCCCCGAAGAAAGGCTCAATATACAACCTGTGTTTTGGGAAGTGTGGGATTATCTTCTTAGCGATAGCTTTTTTATTTCCAAGTCTGCGTATGATCATAGCTAAGTGAAAATAAGGGTGTGGTGACACACCACACCCTTTCGGTAAACTAGATAGAGATATTAGGGATAGGAATTTACGCCAGTTTGTAAATCGCACCCGGCCCTTTACCGGATTTTTTGATTGTTCCGAACGCTTCCAACGTAGGAGCTACCAGCTGCAAAAATACTTTCGTACCTGATAGGTTGTCCGGGCCACCATTTTTAACGTACAACGAATTCATTTTTTCAGTCCACTGATCCAAGGTTAAACCTTTTTTGGATGCAGTAAGCGAATCAACTGCGGCTTGCCGTTTAGGATAGCTTGCGTTTCGTTGCACTTTTTTGGCCGATTTTTCTTCTTCTTCAGCTTCTTCTTTTTTAGCCTTGTTTTTGCCCTTTTTAGCGGGTTTTTCTTCCTCCTCGGCTTCTTCTTCTTCCTCTTCGGTTTCTTCTTCTACCGGGGCGGATTTGCCCTTTTTGGTGGCTGCTTTTGGCTTGGGTGTTTCCTTCGCTGGAGTTTTGCCTTTTTTCTTCGTAGGCTTCACTTCTTCGACTTCTTCCTCCTCTTCCTCCTCCTCTTCTTCTTCTTCCGGTTCGGGTTCAGGTTCGGGTTTTTTCTTCGAAGATTTTGCAGCTGGTTTGGCCGGGGCTTTCTTTGAAGACTTTTTAGGAGCGGGCTTTTCTTCTTCCTCCTCCTCTTCTTCTTCTTCGACTTCCTCTTCTTCTTCGACTTCCTCCTCTTCTGCTTCTTCTTCTTCGACTTCTTCTTCTTCTTCTTCTTCTTCGTCACCAAATTTTTCCTGCAAAAGTGCAATAACCTTTTGAGTGTCTTTGGAGAAACCTTTGATTTCTTCCTTGTCAATTTCAAGGTCATTGATGGTATCGTACAGCTCTTTAGCGTACTTATCCAATTTCATGTCTTCTTTCAATGGGGGTTGGATACCCACTTCCTTGTCGATCTCGTCGTGTGCGGCGACCAACGCTGTTTTTGTCAATTTAGTTACAGCCATAATGGTTAATGATTAAAAATTAATTTAAAATGTTTCTTGAAGTATTTGCAATTTGATTTTGCACCCTCCTTGTTTCAGCCAGTAAATTCTTTGTTTTTTCCAAAATTTCTTGATCAAATTTGATTTGCACTGCCACAGCATTATTTAATTCCTCAACCTCTTTCCATCTTGCTTTAGCTTCGTCCAAAGTTGATTGCGCCATCTTGTATTTTTTGTTTGCAAGTATCACAAAAAAAGCACATACGACCATTGCGATACCTTGTAATGTGGCAGTTAAGTAGGTCATATTGTGAATAAATTAATGTCCAAAAAGAATTCACAGATCAAGGCGTATGCCCCAACGCCAAGTAATCCACCTAACCAAGTAGCATACATGTCGTTTGCATTGAACCCGGTAGGATTTGCTTTATATTTGTCATACATTTCTTTGGCCCATCCAAAAAAAGCAAAAAGAGCAAAGGCAATCCACAGATGCCAAAATGAGAAGGTCAAACCTATTGCATAGCCGACCAACGCATGTGTCACTTTGTCAATTTTCATTTTCATTTGCTTCTATTTTAAGTTAAAAGTAAGTCCTAAAGAAGCCCGGCCAACACCGGGCTTTACCAATCAACCAAAACCTAAATCACCCCGTTATGAAAAGGGATCGTGACGATGGAAGGATTTGAACCCCCGCAAACATCCGTAGCTGTGTGTCTTACCGCTGCACCACATCGTCAAGTACCCCACGGGTCAATCGCCTTCGCCGTGGGGTTTTTCACTTTAAACTGATTAAACGTCAGTTGCTTTTCACAAGCAAGTGTGGATTGATACATTCAGTGTATTTTAAGATAACAATTTAAAACCCTACGTTCTAATCACTAAACTACCGGGGCAGGTTGGGCTGGTGGAATAAGGTCACCACCAGCCCGGAGTTTGGAAAATCCTAAAACTTAATTAAAAACTGGTGTAATGATCAGCTCTCTGACCATCGCGCCCCGAAGGGGAGTCAAACCCCCGTCTTAAGGTTGGTATAAACACTGGTACAATCCGTTAAAGCTAAAACTTAGTCTTTTGGTACAACACTCAATCTTTTGTGTCTACGGCCACATAAATCTAATGCTAAGACTAAAGCTTTACCAATATTTTCAAAAACAATATCCACTCGTTGTTTCCCCCAAACTACAATCATAGCTCTAGAGTAATTGCAGAATGTTAACAACCTCGATCTTGGCAGAGGGTTCCTTTGATGATCGATATTATTGCATGATTGCGACTCATGATGCCTAAAGATTAGATATTGTTTTTATAAGATGTCAAAGAACGTTAAAACCTGCAAAGGTTGAAATTTTTCAGTGATGTTCAGGCGTCCGGAAAATGTCCGACAGGTGCTTCTATTCGCACAGGGCCGTATTCAATCTTACACCAATTAGTCTTTGCAGGTCTAATTTTTAATTTGCCGGGGCGAACGGAATCGAACCGCTATCCCCTACCCTTGGGTAGGATGCTTACCCAATGCACTACATCCCGGTTCTAGTGCTACATTTTTAGTTGGCACTAGCTGTA